TTTTCTCAAAGTCCATACGGGCTTTTTTACGTGCTTCACCGTTTAATTGAGCACCTTTAAGCTTGATAATTCCACTTGAGAAGCCATCTCTAAAGAATTTAATTAAGGTATTCAATCCGCCATCTTGCAAGCTAATTTCGTTTCCAAGGGAAAGCAATGGAGACCTACCAAGAATGGTATCGTGGCTAAAGAATTTCCAATGGATAACATCTTCTGCTTTACATACGATTTCCTTACCATTCAGACGGTCACGGAAAGTGTAAATCAATTCATGGTCATTGGTTTCTTCGACAGTCGTTTCAGACGGTCTAAAGAATTGAAACTCTAATGGTTTGCCACTAATTGGATCACGTAGAATACGAGAGAATGAATTACCAGTCAAAATTGTATTGACGGTCATCGCAAATTTCCACTGCCTTGCTGATATATTGCTTGTGGATTTAACATTCAGTAGATAATTCATATCTTCATCTTGTTCGATGTTACCCATTAAATCCTTTTTCAATAATGGAAAACGGGCAACATCGCCAGCTACGATAGACACTGCAGTCAAGACATCGCTATTTTTTAAAGCAGATATACCAGTATATTCAGGACTTGAATTACCAGAGATTACTGAAGAGATATAATCGTCATAAGATAGTTTTGACGAACCTAAAGATTGAAAAAAAGTCATTTATTTTCTCACCTCCTTTCTAATTCACCCCCTTGTTTTACTGATATACAAGGCTAACAAAATTAAAATCACTCCACTACATAAGAACCCTGCTACTTGATTTAATAAGAAAAAGCCATAGATTAAAAATCCAAGGCCTATCAATAGCAAAATCGTGTGGATATGTTTCAGTATTTTCAAAATAGCGAACCTCCTTCTAGGATTTTCTCATTAGTCCAATAACCACTTCCATCGAATGGCTCTAAGTAACAAGCAGCATAAGCATCTAATAACGCATCTAGAGGGTCGATTTTATTACTATTTTTGTTTTTATCAATCCTCATACCGTTATTATCAACTCTAGTGTATGCGTTGTTTATTGCCATTGTCAGCAATTGATTGCCACTATGCTTGATTTTCCCTTGACGGACATCATCACGAAACTGTTTCGTAGGCATGTTCAAGACCATGGTGGTTTGTGGTATCTGGACTAGTGGCCATTCTGGATGTCGCTTCTCAATCATCGTCAACAGTGAACCAAATTGATAAGGGTCAAAGTAAATCCCTTGTAACTCCCACTCATTTTGGTAGACCATTTCCTCGATTTTCTCAAGCACGCGCTCATCGTCAATAACTCCACTTTCAAGCGTGGTTATCTCGCACTCACCAGCTCTTTCCAAGTTGGTATAAGAGACACCATCTCTTTTTTCTTTTGCTATTAAGCCATATTTCGTGGCCACAAAAGAAAAACTATCTGCATACCAATAATCATCCATCATGACCATTGGAGAGATAGAAAATAAGTCACTAGATCTACCAACATCAACACCTAACCAAACTCTACGCTTTTTAGTGTTCGGTTTATCTATCTTAGCTTTCGCCCAGCTTTCTTTATCCATGTAAGATTCTTCTGATGATTGTCGCCACATGTTGTAGTTTTTAACTAGGATTTCATTTATTGTTCCTGTCTCAAGTGCCACCTTCCTACGTTTTCGTAGGTAGTCCATCATCTTCTTACGTAGCGCTTTGACTTCAAGAATTGGATTTGATTTTATCCAGTTCTTTTCATCTTTGATTTCCTCTTCATCATCTTGTTCAGCAATGAAGGCAAAGTATTCATCGTTTTCAACTTCTTCATCGAGAAGTTTTTCGATATACGCATACTCGATAGTGTGCATTGGTACGTTTAAATCAAATCCAGCTGTTGAGATAATCAAAATTAATGGATTGTCAAGCTGACCTTGACCAGATTCTAGAAGTTCAATCATTTCATTTGTTTTAGATGCTGCGAATTCATCCAAGATACCGACATACGGTTCAAAACCATCGACTGCACCAGTTTCACGACTCAATGCACGCACGTAGCTTTCATCATTCAAGTTACGGAGTTCATCTCTGACTATCTTCGTAGCTTTTCTAATATCCGCATTTTGGTTTCTCAAAGCGTCCAACTGTTTACGGATCATATCATAAGCAATACGTGCTTGTGAACGGTCATTCGCAGTACAGAATAACTGTCGACTCATTGCAGGGTTGCGACCAAACAAAAACTCATAGTTGGCAATACCTGCAACCAAGATTGTCTTACCATTCTTTCTGGCCAAGCTGATTAAAGCTTTTTTGAACCGTCTGATAGATGTATCAGACTTTTTTCTCCAACCATATAGACTACTCAGAATAAACTTTTGAAAATCTGCCAGTGGATATGGTTTTCCCGTTTTGACATCTGGGAGCATTTCAATGAAATCTATTGGATTTTTTGCTTTGTCAGGTAGATAAACATACGGAAAGTCTTCATCATCTATACGCTTTAAATCTCTTAAATGGCGCTTGCAAGCTTTTATAACTTTCTTACTAGCTATGATTTCTCCATTTACGACTTTTGAAGCATATTGATAAGCTACATCTTCCATTGTTTCACCTCCTAACTAACAAAATACAGACTGTGTAGGAATCGAACCCACGACTACAAGGTTGGAGCTTGTCATGTTACCTCTACACCAACAGCCTTAAATAAAAAAGAAGGGAATTCCCTCTGATATAAAAATCATTTCATTTTACCAACCATATTTATTGTCAATTCAGCAAGCGCGCCAGAATTCCAATCAATACTATAACTCGTTACTCCATCTAATAACTTTCCATTTATTGCGATTCGTCCACCTTTTATTGAAAATTCATTTAACACATAGTGTTTTTTCTTCTTCAAATAATGCGGTCTATATTTCATCAGCTATCCTCCTAACTACCAAATTTATCGAAAATACTCTCTTTCTTTTCTTCAACTTGTGGCACGAATAACTTCATGCGACTATCCACTGTCATACCCAATTGTGATGCTGCTTTTATTAAGTTAGTAGTCGCACGTTCTAAACTATACAGCATCTTATTAGGTAACACCTTCCCATTGTCTGTTTCGTAAACATACCCTTCTTTTTGCAATCCACGGGATATTTCTTTATAGACTGCATACCAAGTGCAGTAGCTTTCTAAGACTGCACGATCTAGATTTCTAAGGGGTAGCTTTCTTAAATCTTCAATCACTCGCTTATATTCAGCTTTAGCAATTGGATCAAAATGTTTTGGCGGTGTTAGTTGCAATGCTTCCAAACCATCAGAAGCCTTTTCTTGTATGGTTTTTCTTGCAATCTTTTCTTCTTTCGTCAAATGCTTCTTATTGCTTTCGACAATCTTCATTTTTCGCCCCATATTACCCTCCTTTCTGCCGACCTCGAATTTTCAAAAAGGGAATTTTTCACACAGAAGAGGGCGGCGTTCTAGAATCCGAACGATACCTACCCCCGTTCTAAATTAAAGGGGGTATTTCCGTATATTTTGCAGTGTATTTCCGACCGATTCGCTCTTCTGTATTCTATTTTTGTTCGCTTTTTGATAACGTTTTTAATTATTTACCGCACAATCAATAAGAATACTTCTCTTTGATTGCTTTCTTATCATTACATTTTTTACAACTTGCTTGAAGATTACTTCGATCTAATCGCTTCGACCAGTCTTGCTTCACACTGATGATATGGTCAGTCATGGTTGCTTCACCTCCACACATCGCACAGATGTAATCAGCTTCAAGTAATACTTGTTTACTTGTTCGCTTCCAAACTGTTGAATTGTAGAACCGTTTCACATCCTTATCATATTGCCATCTTGTGCGATTGTAATTCGTGTATTCCTCATTACGACTATCATAGTCCACAGCAGTTCTTTTACCGTTTAGAATTGTAAGTCTCTTTGGTTTCATTACATTCCTTTTAAATAGAGATTAGAAAAAGCCAGCGTTAAGCTGACTGATTTTCATAAGGACTTCTTAAAGTGCAAGGCGACTGCAATACCCTGCGGAGAATCAATAGTATATTGTCTTTTTAAATTTATTTTTTTGCAGTCTTAAAGGCGACGGCTGGAATCGAACCAGCGGAGCAAAAAGTTTGGAGAGCTTACCATTTTTAAAATTAAAGAGATTATAGAACCTTTCATCGCCATAAAGGGCGTGATGCCCTTTGGTAAAAATATATAGGAGTCTATCAGCCTCTTGCTGATACTAACATAATAACACTTAATTAGTGCCATTTGGGTTCATTAGTGCCATTTTTTAATAGCGCTTCTTCTTATTCTCTTAATAGTGCTTCGACTACATCTGAGTTCTATCTGCACCTCTTTCCATGACAGCCCGTCAATATACAGTAGTCGCATAACCATATTCTCAATAGGGTCTTCTAAACTCTCAATCCAATCAATTATTATTTTACGTTCTTTATAAATTTTATTGATTTCCTCGTAGAGTTCTCTTGTCCTATCGATTATAAGGATATTTATATCTTCAGTTCGATTATCAATCGATGGTGATTTAGGCATACCATTAAAAGACTGACCTTTAACTATTCCTGAGTTAAGCTTTACAATTTCATTATGCAATGATCTAATTTTAATATCATCAAAAGGCAATTGTTTTAATCGTTTCTCAATGCTTGTCAATTCATCCCTCCCCTATTAAAACATTCAAAGGAAGATTGAAGTATGTCGCTACATCTTCAACCTGATAAAAGTTAGGTCTTGCCTTACACGCTTCCCATTTATAAATATCTGATTGACCGTATCCTAAGATGTCACCTAGTTTTTCTTGTGATAGCTTCTTATCTTTACGCTTTTGCTTCAACATAAATGCAAAACGTTTACGTTGATTGTCATTTAATCTTTGCTCGTAGTTCATCAGGTAATTCCTCCCATTTTACAAAACTACCATCAATCCATAGACCCTTACGGTCTTTGATTTCTTGATAAGCCAGTTCAAAACAATTATCAAAGTCATATCCAAGGTTCTTCAGATAACCAATACAGCGTACTAGATTGTGTCTGCACATCTCTTTACTTGCAAACCCTTGTGATAATTGAAACTCACTAATGTTTGCATTGATAGAGATTAATGTTTCTGTAATTTCTTTCTTTCGTAAACTACCAGATAATTTGAAAATCTGATTCACATCTTCCTTAATTAATAAGGCCAGACCAACAATCACGACTGCACAATCTCCGATACTATCTTTAGTTAACTGCTCATTCTTCTTGAGATACCCAGCGCATAGCTCACCGAATTCCTCACTGAGTTTTAGTGACTGCTTATCTAATCGACCACCATTTTCTAAATCACGGTCAATAAACCATTGCTTTACATTTTCTAGTGTGTTCATGTTAATACCTCTTCATCATCTTCTATTTTTATCAAAGCTCTTCTTTCTGGGAAATGCGTTTGGTGCCATTTTCTTGAATACTGTTTTAAGGCACTTAAGCTAGTGCCAGTATATTCGCTTATTTCGTATAATGTTCCCATTGTGACAAATGTATCCCCCTGATATAAAGCCCAATCTCCATTCCATTTTTCATCAACTGCCATTTAATCACCTTCTCTTTCTAAAGCTATTCCAATTTTCTCGTTATAGTAACTCAAAACCTTGCTTTCTAACTTTTTAATTTGTGTGATATTATCTATAAAAAAATCCAAGCCTGCACTCATTTTATCCAATAACTTGACCGCTTTTAGTTGGTATTCCATGTCAGGTACATCAATCGTTAATTTTGATAATCTAGCAACCGACAAGCCTGGTTGATTATTACCATCAGCGCACCGTTCTATCTCTTTGCGGCTCATCAGTAGCCAATGAAATAGATAACGCTTGTCTATCATCTCTTTCGGTTCAACCTTTAAACTATCACTATCCATCCAAAACGGGTCGATGTGAAAATAAACAGCCCCAACTGTACCCTTACGAGTTAAGCGAATTGTATTTCTCTCACAATTGAACTTATCCGTTGTGCCTTTTGCATTTATACCAGCACCATAGATAAAATAAACTCCTTCCGTTTCCTTCGTCCTAGTACCTGAAGTAAGCTCACAAACTTCTAGTAAGTCATATCTTGTTATCTTGTTTGGTTTCATTCAAGACCGACCATAAAATTATAAGCTAGCAGATAATCATCTAAAACTTTGTGGCATTTTGTGATAAAAGATTTTAAATCAATATCTGCATTAAAGAATTGAATCAATACTAATTGACTTGCTAAATGTTTTTCAAGGTGGTCGATAGCCATTTGATCTAATTCAGCATTCACTTTATCAATGTCTATTTCTTCTTTCTCTACTGGTTTCTTAGGTATTACCCAGTTAAAATCTGAATTTAATTTGTCAGATTCTTGATATTCAACTTTTTTAGTTTTACAATCATAAATTTCTTTGGAAATTTCAGGAGTATTCTTCTCTTTGTCAATTACTAGGAATATGACATTAATAGGAGTATCCTCAAATCCATTTTGAATCTCATTTAATTCAACGAGATTATTACCAACTAACTCTCTCATTTTCTTTTCAGATTGACGATAAGCAATACCAGGAAACATAATATAAAATCCATAACGTTTGGTGTAATTCATGGATTTTAGTAAAAAAATATCATCCACAACACCTGATTTTTTCCAAGGGTATAATTCCTTGATAGCCTGTTGGTCTTCCTCTGGTAACTCTTTAAGCTTTAAAGAATAAGGCGGATTCATTGCAATTGCATCAACTTGGATATCAGATTGATAAGTAAAAAAACTTTGATTATCCACTGTTGCATATGGAAAGTTTGTTTTTAAAGCTTCACAACTTTCCTTTTGAATTTCTACTGCATGAAAATCAGTCATACTGATAAACTGCTCCAATTGTCCAGAACCTGCAGCTCCATCAAATACAGATATATTTTCACCACAATACTGCTTCACTTTTTTAGCTAAATATTCACGTAAAGGCTTCCCTGTCACATACTCAGCGAATTTATTAGCTTTCTCACGGTTGTTATGTTCAACAAACGTCATAACATCACCTCATCTCCTACTTCAATATTTTGATATTTTTCTTCACTAACCACAAAAACATTCCCGTTTACCGTGATAGTGAACAAACTTCCGATTTTTCGTTTTTCTTCCACCTTGCCAGTGATAACGTATTTACTATCAGCGTGATAGACTAGCAAGGGTTTCTGCTGCATGAATAGCAAGCACGTAGTAAGCAAGGCATAGCCGATTAAGAAGCGTTTCAATCTGTTACCTCCTTTTTTAAATGCATAATTCTAAGGTTTACATAAGCCATTGCATGACTTAAAAATGGTGTTGGATATTTTGGTAATTCCTCAAGCATACGCTCAAGATATTCTAATTCTGTTTCTTCTTTCATTCTTCCACCTCCTCGACTTCAGTTCCTTCACAATCAAATACCCAGCCGAAGCCAGCTTCTTCTAATTCTTTGCGAGTGTGGTGTGTTTGATATAAAGTATTTTTGTCTTTACTTGAAAATATCCAGTAATTTTCGTTTCTGTGACGATTTAAAAAATTAAAATTAGTATCAATGCCTTTCATCTTCACCAAATACCGCTTCTCTTTCTCTACCTCGTAGCCATCAAGCCATGCACGAGCGAAGAGATCTCTGTTTGATTTCTTTTTATACCATTCTGTAAATTCCTTGGTTCCATTTCCCCAAGTATAATGCAACGCGTCCTCTAATTCTGGACTATGTTCTCTTGCACTCTCAATCACATCCGCCGCAAACTGAGGTATTTTGATTTTATTCAACTCTCGTCTAATCTTATCAGCATCTTTTAATTGATTACCAACCCATGCTCCCTCAAAATTGCCTTGTTGATATCCTTCGTGAAACATTTTTGAACCAAAATCGCTTCCAAGTTCTTTCAGAATGTCATACGTCCATTTAAGCTTCGTTCCGTCATCAAATCCTTGAATGCGTTTGATAACATCTTTTAATTTAATGTTGTCTTTGAAAACAATTTCATCTGCATTAATCGCGACACCTAATGGAATCTCAACTCTCTCTCCAGTTTTAAGTGCGATAATATAGTTTGTTTGTCCAGTGGTTTCATAAGAATAACCATCTATATATCCATACACTATGACTTTATCTCCCATTTTCATCTTCCAACTCCTTTAACTGCAAAATCAAATGAAAAACTATATTTCTATCCACATAAGGTCTTTCTCTGTGCGTTTCCGCTGGTAGACTATGGATTTTCTCAATCAACTGTTTTACATTCATCTTCCAACTCCTTTAGCTCTCTCTGATATCCTTTCAGCTTCTTCCTCAAAAGATCACGTTCAGCAGAACGAATATGCCTGTATCTTGCTAAGCACGGTTTTTTTTGTTTCTTCAATGCGTTGTTCTGTTATTTCGATTGAATGTTTCAAAGCTTCAATTCTAGCTCGTTTAATTTCGTTCATCCGAATACCTCATTCAGTTCTTCGACTTCTTCATTATGGACGAACGGTTCATAAGCTAACCGTCCGATACCTTTATCATTTACACCGTCCTTTGTGTCAGTCGCATATTTCAAAAACAATGCTTTCTTACACACATAGCAGAGAATAGAACTCTTATCAGGATTTACTTTCCTGATATAACATTCTCCACAAAATGGACATTGTACGTCAACTTTCATTTTTAACCCCTAAAATTATTTAAAAAATTCAAATGCAACCGTGCAACCGATAAAAAACAAAATTTAAAAAATAAAATTTAAGAATCCTTATTTAATAGGCTTTCTCTATTATTAATACTTTTATTAATACTTTTTTAAAAAATAACGGTTAATCGGTTGCATTATATAAAAATAGTATAAAAAAGTCAGTATTATCAAGGGTTTAAGGGTGCAACCGTTCTTTCAATTTATCGGTTGCATATCGGTTGCATGCAACCGTTCTTCTTAAAAAATGCAACCGATGCAACCGATAGAATTTCAAAATGCAACCGATCTATTTTTCTTTAATTCGCTTAAATCCTTTAGTATTTTTTCCACCAATTCTGAACTGACCTTTTTCCCAACCAGGGTGATTATCCATAATCATATTAATTTTAGTTGATAACTTTTTATCATTTGAATTTCTCATAAAGAGGTTATACATCATTTCACGAGTTGAGACTTTTTCCAGTTTTTTAGAACCAGCTTCAAACTCACTACTATTATCAAAATACTTACTTGTATACTGATGTTGTTGTTGAATTGACCAACTCGACCAATTATCAGGGATAGGCATTTCCAAATATTCAAGCACTTGTAATTCAACTTCATCACGGTACATGAATTTCTCACGATAGATTTCTAATCGTTCTTCAGTTTCTTTATCAAACATCAAATCAGCACCAGCTTTATAGATTGTGACAGCCTCGCCCCAAATTTGTTCGACTGTTTCAGGTTCGATTTCCATAGGGTGTTTTTTCTGATTATCGATATTTGCGAGCACAGGTAGGAATCTACGTTCACCAGTCTTATCTTTTAAGTATTCTTTCTGATTCGTTGTGCGTGCTAGAACAAAGTTTTTAGCAAATTCTTCAGTACGCTTCATGTAAGGTTTGCGAAAACGTAAGCTTGTTTTTGAGATAAAGGCTTTCGTTTCAGCGAAACTCATTCGGTTACTAGCAACCATTTCATCATCATTGACAATTAATGCTTTTAACATGATGTCGTAGTTATCTTTGTTCGCAAAATCTGTAACAGCATCGGTATACCAATCACCACCTAATTTTTGAAGGAGTGAGGTTTTCCCAACACCTTGACCACCTACGAGGTCTAAAACATAATCAAATTTAGCGTAAGGCTCGTATACTTTAGCGACTGCTCCAACCAACCACATTTCAGCGATTTTAGAAACTAAATCAATATCTTCTGCACCGAGGTAGACTTGAAGCATTTGGTTGATGCGCTTACGACCATCCCAATTACTTGCTGCACGTTCCATGTATTCCATAACTGGATTGTATGACCTTTCTGAGAAGAAGGTTTCCATGCCATCCAACATCGCTTGGTTTGAGAAAGCAACACCTAATACACTTTCAAAATAAACTTTTACAACCGAATCAAAATTAGACGGTAACTCTCCTTTTTTAAAAAAAGTATTTCCAATTCTGATATCTTTAGTCAATTCATGCTCTTGTGAAAATTCATTGTGCTTTAAGTAAAAACTTAATTGATCATCAGCTTTAAACGAAAGAAGTACATTATTTGGACTGTTAGATTTAATGCCTCCTTTATCATTAAGTATCATTGTATCTTGTGAATTTATGCTCACTACATTACCAATTGTTCTCACCTCCTATCTTTTTTAATCATACTTTCAACAGTACGCATCACTTCCTTTTCTGACAAAGGATTTTGACTGTTAGTATTTGCTAATCTTGCTAGTTGAATGACTACTTCATCATCAACTGCTCGATATAATAGTCCACCTACGAATTTTGCTAGTTTATCATTTCGTCCACCTTCATCACCAAAACCAAGGGCGATGGTTTCAAAAAGGTCGGTTGTTTGGGTTCTGTCTCTGGTGTAAGACCTTCTAGCTAAATTCCTTAAACCATCTTTACCATCATAGGTGTGGCCATGCGTCTCTTTGTATTGTTTCTTAATCGCTCGAATTAAATCTCTGGAAGGTGTTACGATTGTTCCACCTTCCTTTGATTTTTCTAAATCCCACTCATACTGTCCTTTATCTGTGGCAGATGGAGCAACAAGGATATAATTATTTTCGTGAGCCTTAATATCAACACCTGGTAAAAATCCAATCATCTGTGTGATAGGTTCATCCTCTCTTTTAAAGTAGAATAGATGTTTCCCACCACTTGCAGTTTTAGCTTGTAGGGTTGGTTCAATCAGTTTTAAGTATTTCCATTTTTTAAGAGACTCAAAACCGTTTGACTTACCGTGCTTGTCAATATCAATGACAAAGAAATTAGTTGTTTTAAGAGCAATGTTAGCATTTGGATAACCATCCCAAAAACTTTCAATTTCACTTGCAGTCATTGCAGGTTTATCAGCAAATTCAATTAATGGCATTTTATTTTTAGGATTGATTGGAATGACTGAAAATCCTAATTTTTGATACTGCAAGGCATAGTCTTTCATAGATGGCATATCTTAACTCCTTAATTTTTAGAACGGCAAATCATCTTCACTAATTTCTAAACCTTCAGCAGTTGGAAGTCCTTCAGCTTCTTCAAGATCATAGCTACGGTATGTTTTACCTTTACTTTCTGTTTCAATAATAATCAACTTGAAGTAAGAGCCAACTGCTTTACGTTGTAGAGCTTCTTCAAGTGCTTTCCCATCTTCAAAGTCAGCTTTCAAAGGTGCATCATCTGCAAATGCAAGGGCCTTTTGGAAGAATTTAATAGTACGTTGTACTGACCAAGAAATATCTTTGTTATTCCAAGTGTCGAGCGTTCCAAATGATGCATATTCAAGTCGACCATCATAGTCACCACCACGGATTTCAAAGCAGTATTGAATGCTTTCCCATCCTTTTTCTGAAATATTGAATGTAGCACTTTTTAGGATTGCTTGGTATTCACCAGCAGGAATTGGTGCAGGGCCATTTGTGCTGTCTTTGCGTGGGTCAAAACCTTCTTTTTTGATTGATTGTGCGATATCTAATAAACTCATTTTTAAATTCCTCTTTTTATTTCTTTCTATTTTTTTAGATTATTTGTATAAAACTGTTGCAAGCAACAGAAAGCCAAAACCTGTTTCGATTATTTCCGTTTTAATATCAATGATTTCTACTCCTAGTGAAAAATCGTTAATTTTATTCTCAAGATCTTCAAGATTTTCACGGGTTATATTATGTTCAAAAATTTTAATTTTCATAAAATCCCCCTTTAAAAAAGATCATCTTCAGGAGCAGCTTCCTGTTTATGTGTTTTAGGTGCTTCTTTTTTGATTTCTTCTTCCTTGACCGGTGTCGTTTTACTTGGTGATTTAGCAGGTGTTAATGCACCACGGATAGTAGTTAAAATCTTCAAGATTTTCTTATCATCCACTTGGTCTGTATAGTAAGATTTACGCTTACGGTCGACTTCACGATTATAGTTATTACCAATTTTTTCTGTATGGATCATCAAGTCGGAGTTCCCATTGATAAGGTTGACGTACTTATCTTTCAAGCTTGGTTTGTCCTTGGTAGTATTACCGTTATCATCATATTCAGAGATTTGACGACTGATATAAATAACGTTCATTGGTAAGGCTTTAAGGTCAATAACCAATTCGGTAACTGCTTGATTAAAGAAATCATAGCCTTTACCGTATGGAATTTCCGACAAGGATTTCAAACGAGGTTTACCAGCTGGTGTTAATTCGTCACAAACTGCAATCTTAATCATTTCAATCACATCATCGATTACATCTACTACAACTGTTTCATAAGAATGTTTTTGTGTTTGAAGTGCTAATAGGATTTCTCCTAACTGTTTGATAACCGAGTTGGTAATTCGTCCAGAGGTGTCTTTTTCATTCAATAGTTGAATACTTGGCACGCTATTAGCTTCAGCATTTCCATCTGTATTTAATACAATAGGGTTTGGAAATTCATTTGCAAGGTAAGACTTCCCACTCATAGTTTCACCATAGATGAAATAGTTCCGCGGGGTGTCTTTTGGAATTTGTGGTTTGTTTTCTGGTAATTTAAACAAGATTTATTCTCCTTTATAATAAAATTCAATTACATTTACATCATGCTGCTGACGACTTCCTGTTATGCGCCAGAGCAACTGTCGGTAATCATCGTATTCTCCAGAGCCTTCTTCGACTGGATCTAGTACGACAATCGTTTGGTATTTGTGTTGTAGGCCATCAACGCCTACACCTAAGACTTGACTGGTAGCAACCACTATTTGATTATCAAGACCGTCTTTTATATCTCCAGTCCAGATACCAATTTCTGGATGTCTTTCACGGATAACATTTACAATTTGTTTAGACTTGCTGACAATCAACATATCGTGTGGTGCTCGTTCAATTAGTCCGTCAAGCTCTAACATCAAGGGGGTGTTTTGATTGACCGCCATTAGTTTAGGGAAATCAACATCTACACCAGTTTGGTTTAGGTAGCGCTCGAAGGTATTTCTCCCAAAAGATTGTTTAGCCATGGCAGTCTTGCCATTTACAGTGACTAGGTTTAACTTTCTAAAATCAGCTAGTTTTTCTGGATTGCCAGGGGCGACTTTCTTTTGGTAAAACTTAATCTCAAAACCGTTATTTTCAACTGCATTTTCGATTTCTTCAATTTCTTCCCATCTAAAAAAGTTTGGTAGGTTTGAGACATAGTTTTCATAGTCTCTAAAATCTTCCCACTTTTCTTTTGAATAACTGAATGGATCATAGACCATTTTTCCGTGGGTCTTTTGCCAGTCAAATTTATTGTTTGGTGTTGCCCATCCAAAAATTATTTTTTCAAGTGGGTAGAAGTTTTGACCTTTTTTTCTGATTGGTGTTGCTGAAAGGCCTATCGTGTATCTACGCTTTATTTTGCGATACAAGGCCACTTGCTTATCGCTCGACATATTCTGCCATTCATCCACAATCAGCACGTCACAGTCTAATTTATGCCCTTTTTTGACTTGATTTTGAAGATACCTATCTGTTTGAATGATAATCTCAACATCGTTGTCAAAATTCATAAACTTGACTGCATCTATCCAACCATTCAGAATTGCAAGTCGGTTGTTTGTGATGATGATTTTCTTAGCTTTTTTATGTTTAGCGATGGCAAGAGCGCATATAGTTTTACCTCTACCTTAACCTCCCAAAGCTTCAAGAAAAATTCCATTGGTTAATCTTGAACTTCGGGATACTGCCTCCTTTTGCCATTTTCTTAAAATAATATTTGTCAAGCCTTATACCTCCATTTATATCCTCCAGCAAAAACTCTATTCTTGTGAGCTAAACAACTTTTAATATTCATGATATGAATGCCTGTGGCCAAGCTTGCTTCTCTAACACTTTCAAAACTTGATATTTTATTTCCATTTTTATCTAATTGTTCAATAGGTTTACTTAAAGTTTTTGAAACTCTTTCGTTATGTCCGCCATGATCGTTGTTTTCTTTGTAAGTGGCCCATTCTAGGTTACTTGCACGGTTATCATTTCTGATTTCATTTAGGTGATTTACTGTAGGTTTATTTTCAAGATTGGGTATAAAAGCTTCAGCGACAATTCTATGTACTTTATGCTTTTTAACTTTTCCGTCTTTGCTGAGCGAAACCATGTGATAACCATGATTATCGTTGTATGGTTTTATAATTCTTGACTTTATAGTTCTATCAGCATTCCCTAAACCATGTTTGACAATGCGTAAACAACTTTTAATTTTTCCAAAATTTGAAACTTTATAATAACCTTCATATCCATTTACATCTTTCCAAATTTCATTATCGTTGTTCATACTCACTCACCACCTTCCCAATGTCTTGAACAACTTCTTCAATGTCATTTCTCATTGCCCAGAATAGTCCGAGTCTTGCTGCTGCTCGTATGTCTTGGTGGTGACTTTTTTTAAACTTCCACAAGCCTAAGATTTTTAAAAGGTCGTCTGGAATATCTGACTTGTACCCACCGTTATACTGAAGAATGGCTTCTGGATAACATAACTGGATATATGCGATAGTTTCTAACACACTGTTATCTTTTGACCTGTCATTATCTCTGGTTCTAAACTCTTCGACAACCACTACATCAAAATCAAGTGTGTCTCCGATATCATGAAACCATTTAGCAAATCCCTTCATTCCATACTCTACTACCCAGCTACCAACTAACCTTGCATTGTCTAGTAGGACAATCCCTGTTGTTGAAGTTTCGATTTTATTGGATGCTGGGTCGATTGCTAGAATTTTCATATCTTCTTACCTAATACTTAAATTCTTTCTTTCTACTAGACTTGCACCGATAATTTCAAGACCATTCTTCAAATCTTCTTTGAGTCGTTTTTTATCTGGCTTCCAAGTTGCTACCTTGTATGCCTCTGGCAAGACTGTTTCGTCGACTTCAACTGCTTGAGACTTACGGAACGAAACTTTAAATAGTGGTGTGTCTACACGTTCATGACCAGTAAGAGCCATACTGGTAGAAAGTGTTTCTTTCAAGTGATCTTTCTTCTTTTCATCAGCCTTGTTCAATTCAGTCAAGCGCTTGATTTCTGCTTTTCGTGCTTCCACATCTGATTCAATGTTTTTGATAACCTTGATATAATTTTCGACTTTCTCTTCATAGTCAGTTTGCCAGTCGATACTATCAAGCGTATCTAGTTTAGTTTCTTCATCCAATTCCAAATTGTAGATATCAAGGAATTGTCCTGTTAGTTCATAAAGTGTTGCCATTATTTCGTAACCTCTTTCATCAATTTATTTGCTTCCTTAATCAGTAAACGCATAACGTTGCTATCTGTTTCTTTTTCTGCTGCACGAGTCAGCATTTCCACCCACTCCCGTCTGGTGTCGTTTTTCCAATCAACCAACTCTGCGAGCGCTTTGGTGTGATTAAAGTAAGGCGAATAGTCAAATGACTTATCTTCCAAGCGAATACATTTTCCTGCCTTGATGTCTTTGGCTAAATTTGCCCTCACATTGCTATTTGTTGTACCGACAACCTCAGCTACTTCATCATATGAGGCAGTAGGGTGGTCTCTATAATATTCCCTGATTCGTTCCGCTTGAGTCATTTAATCATACTCCCTTCCTTTAAACTCACTAACCAAATCCACGCTCCCACATTTAGGGCATTCAATGATTGGGTAACTATCGACATACTCGAATGTGTTTCCACAATCTCTACATCCACAATCCCATATATACATTGTTATTGCTCCTTGTGGATTTTTTCGATTTCTTCTAGCTTTTCGACAAAATCGACATACGCTTTGTAAAAATCCCCTGATTTTTGGCTATCCTTATATGCTTTTTCAATCAGTTTGTCCCCGTCGCCATAAAAACAACCGACTCTCCATTTTTTGTTTGATTTTGTATAAGTGAAATAACGACCGCTAGACCATGTATTTTTAAAAACAATATAATCTGCGTCGCCGTATACCTCTGCGTCGC